AAATCTACTTCTACCATACCTGCAAATGGGATAGGTTCTAAAGGCATGGTGGTGGCTCCTTTGGTTTGCCAGGTACATGGTCGTATATTGGGTTGTCCCAAAACTTACTATTGTTTGATATGCCAAGAACATCAGGTTCCTCAGGAATTTCTCCTGTCGGTCTATCCTTTTTATGGGAACTTCTCCACACTACAAATATAGTCTCAGGATGCTCGCACTTTTTCTCTTTAAGCATCTCCACTTTATATTCACGAGTGCAGTCTAAGCAATAGTTCATTGGGTCAAGTGGCTGGTTAGCTTTTTGCATTTGCCACATATACTCATCATGCTGTCTTTTGCTTTCAAAGCAAGGAGGGTACCAATCAGGGTTGTGGCGTTTAATACTAATTACTGGTCTATTGCCCATTTTGTTTTTCCAATCTAGCAATTTCACGGTTGACATACCATGCCGCTTTCTTTAAGTCTTCTAAATGCTTACCTTTTAAAGCAGCACGCCAAATATATTTAATAGCATTACCAAGATTAAAATTCATATGCTCAGTAATCTGTATGCACTCTATACCCGACGGGTGGTCGGTGTAATGAATAGGGTTGTTAACTGGGTCTATCAAAATAAAGCCTCCTCAAAACTTTCCAGATCTACTAATTTCTTTTTCGAACGTAATCGTTTGAACGTCCACCCAACTCTCCCACTTACGAGCACCCGTGCTTCTTCTTGCCTTGAGACCGTTCGCATCAACTCTTGATTCTCGTCGTAAACTAGGTACATAGTCATAGGTATATAACCTTTCAAATTGGGGTATAGCTGTTGATAAATAAAAAAGAGTTAAGTCCAAAACCTCATCAAGATACAAAACTTTGTTCTCTCTTGGTCTACCTCTAGGCACTCTTAGTTCTCCGCTTAGGCTTAGCCGCAACAATGCCTACTTCTTGCTCGGGTTCTTGATTGCGAGCTTCTATCATGGCGTCTGCCATATCGTATGACCAAGCCGCCGCAGTCTTTAAATCAGAAGCAACATCCCCATCTTTCCAATAAGCCGTTAAAGCAAACATTGCAAAGCAATCTCTCAAATCTTCTTCGTTCATCTATATTGTCCTTTCCCATTATGTTCACAAGTTAATACCTTGCAGAAGTTCTTGCATGTGAAGTTAGGTTTTGGGTTCCATACTCCTGTCTTATGCGCTGCTTCTAAGCGGTCGGTTTCTTCTATCCAACGTATCCAAAAGTTTGGTGCATCATCCGCAGAGTATTTTGCCTTAACAAAATCATCGCATACTACAAACGCCAAGCCAGCTTTAACTTTATGTATCTGAGGGAAGTGTTTAAATATAGCTAGAGCCATGAGTTCTAATTGTTTAGTATCTGCATACTTACTAGATTTACCTGTCTTATAGTCAACTACATAGGCAGAGTCTTCATCAATAATTAACAAGTCTGCTACCCCCCTAAACCAAACTTCTTTAGCAAAAAAATCACACGCCTTTAAATCCTTAGTCAAACCCATCCGATACTCAACCAGCTTCTCGCCCTTTATGTTCTCTAATACTTTAAGAACAGGCTCAATGAATTTATACTTTGCAGGGATTGGTGTTCCCTTACCAATATAATCTTCTGCAGCTTTATGAACATCCTTACCAAAGAGAATAGCTTCAGTCTCAGGTTCTTGTATATCCTTGATTACCCTTAGATGGTAATATTTCTTAGGGCATTGTTGGAATAATCCAAGGGAGGAGTACGACCAAGTTACAGGTTTCATTGGGTTTTTTCTTTAGCTATCAAGCACAGCAGTCGGGCTTCAACCAATGCAGATTCCGCATATAGTTGGGCTTGTTTAAAATCTCTTTCTAACATACTGTCCTCAAACTGCTTAAGGTTCTTGCGTATATCTAACAAAAACTCAGCGTAGTCTATTAGTGTTCCCATTCATCGTCATCCAAGTCAGCGTGTTCAAGTATTGTTTTCTTAGCTCTTTCTAGCAACCACACCATCAAAGCTGAATCTCCTGTGCTAGACACCAAGCGTTCCGCACCCATTTTTGTGTAGCCAATAATAACCACGCACTCATACTCACCCATATTGTTTTCTAATACGGTGTCGGCGTTGATATCCTCAGTTGTTTCGCCCGTAAAGGGTAGAATTTTGCCTGTCATGTTAGTCTTCTTTCTCTACTTTTAGGTCTAGCACTTGTTTACCATTTGTAAGATCAACTTCATATGACACCATCTTTAAACTGTCTGAAGTAAGGCAGTCTCTAGTTTTAGGGTTATATAAAGTGCCTGTAATAACATCCATTAAATATATTGACTTAGGTTTTTTCTCGTCTTCCTTTTTAGGTTTAATAGTAATGGGGGTCATAGTGCGACTACCAGCATTTGTTAACACAGAATAAAGTTCCTTACCTGCTAGCCACTCCATTCGCTTAGCTTTTTTCATAGACAACGGCAAGCAATCTAAAGTGTTGGCACACTTAAAGACTTCTTTAATCTCAATCTCAATAGCTCTCATTTTTTAGCCGCTTTCTTTTTCGCCACAGGCTTGGTTTTGGTTGGTCTAGCCCGCTTAGTAATAACTTTGCCGTCTTTATCGGGTCTAACTCTATACTCATCAATCGCTGCGGTAAGCATAGCAACAATCCCCCACTGCACAAGTGTTCCGAGTCCTTCTTTGTTAAACGTAACCTGAGCGTCGGCTGAGCCATCTTTATTTTCCTTAATAATATTTACTCTAATTCCAAGCGTATCTTCGACTGTTATATCTTTTGGGGTTAGTTTTGGTTTTAATGCCATTTATCTTCTCCTTAATGTGATGGGTTGTCTAATTCAAAATCATCTAGTGTAAACAAGCTAACTACTTTAATTTCTTTAGGTAAATACATATCTGTTTGCAATCTAGTCGGCTCGTGTATACCTTCATTACTTTTATTAACAATCGTAAAAGCTATGTTAGCTACGGGTATATTTTCTTCACCCAGTTTATAAAAGCATTGTGCTAATGAATTACTGCTGTTACACAAATCATCTACCATGACGGCTAGCTTATCATTGGGTATTCCCTCTAGCATATTTAACAAACCATATTCCTTACGGGTCTTACGCACCACGAAAGAGTTAATATCTATACCCATCACTTTAGCTACCATTGGTATGCTTGCTAGCATAGGGGTCGCCGCAGTTTCTAGCCCAGTAATTTGGAAGTTTAGCTTGTAGTCAATCCGTTCCATTTTGTAAATAAACATCTGCCCAAGATTGATTAAGAACTCGGCGTTGAACAAACCATTACGCAAGTAAAACATCCATGTATATCTAGAACCAGGGGCTTTTCCAGGCATATCGGTGTTACGAACAATGCACTTAGAGTCTATGTATTCGTACACGGCTATCCACAACCTATCATATTGCTCATCACTAATACGATATTGTTTTTCAACGGCTTTCACTGCTAACCCCAATAGCGTCATAGACTTGTTTAGTTGCTTTTAAGACATACTCAATATCGCTAGGACTTAACTGCCCCATTAACTGCATAATCTTCATAACCGCAACATCGTTGTCTAAAGCTCGTGGTTCAACCAAAGTTTCTATCATCAACATTCTCCATAAGATTTACCAACACCTATTTCACAAGCAAGGGGTAATGTTTGCGCCCAGCTTGGCCGAAACGTCATACACTCCTGTACGTAAGCTACTGCTTCGTCTTGCTCTTCTTCCCTTACAACTGCCATCACCGCATCATGCACAGTCAATGCAACTTTATATTTCCTACTAATCTTGAGCATCTGTTCACCGATCACACAACGAGCCAACGCCTGACAGATATTCTCTACAACTTTCCCGCCGTAAATCTTGATGCGACCACGACGGCTTGCATATGTGTAGCCATCATCGCCTTCTTGTAAGTCTTTGTAGTTTAAATAGAGACCGCTTGGGAGTAGAAAACCATGCTCCGTAACGGTAAGTGCCTGCGGTTGATGCCCAACTTGCGCAGTCTTTTTAACTCTGAGCGCATCAAGGGCACCACCAGCTTCTTTCCAAAGTCGGGGAATGTGAGGGTATCTAGAGCGATAGACTTCAATAATCCTAGCCGCTTCCGCATCTGAGATTTCCACGCCAAAAGTTTTAAGTTGTATCCCAAACTTGGTAGAACCCATGCCATACCCCGCACCGAGGATTGTCGTCTTACCCACGAACCTTTCGCTCGCTTCGATTTCGTCTTCATTCTTGTTGTAGATAGACGATGCCATGATCTTGTAAACATCTTCTTTCCTTTCAAAAGCATCGACGAGGTCGTTCTGCCCACTTAGCCAAGCCACGATGCGTGCCTCAATCTGAGAGGAGTCGGCGTCGATTAGAACATGCCCTTTAGGGGCGATAATAGAATCTTTAAGAAGGGATTTTCTTGGAAGGTTTTGAAGATTAAGTTTGTCATCACCTCCCCAACGTCCAGTATGAGCAGCATAATACCTAAGAGGAACAGGCATTTTGCCCCGTAGCGATATGTTAATAAATCTTTGCGTGCGGGTTTCTTCGAGGGTCGACTTAGTCCCCAGTCTAGCGGCAATGATAGCTTGAACTCGTTCATCAGGGTGTTCCATGAGAGCCTTAAACTCTTCATCGTTCTTAGCAAAAGCGTAGGTAAGTTTTCCATTTGCAGGGCTTTCCTTCATCGGTGGCTCTACACCCATCTTGATAAGTAACTCAGCAAGTTTAGGGTTAGACATGAGGGTTTCTTTATTAGCTATGCACTGTGCCAATAGCTTTTCTTTACGAGCTTGAACTTGCATCAGGTGTTGCTCTAGCAACGGTGTATCTAACTGCAACACGGGTTCCGAAAACATCTTAATAGTTAGGCTTATAAGCTGAAGCTCTGACCTCGAGAAGCGTTGCACTAATACATGAAACAAAGCGTAGGTTAACTCCACGTCATTATTACAATATCCGCCATATGCGCTAAGATCATGCTTGCTAAAATCTTCACGTCGTTTGCCGAGGGCTTCAACAACTTCTGTCCCTTTTCGTCCGAGGTCGTAGCGCACAGCAAGTTTAGCCAAACTGTTTCCAGCTTCCAAACCATCTGTCGCACGAGCCATGCTAAGCGTGTCCAGCCAAGCCATTGGGAAAATACCAAACCGCCAACTGAGAATAGCAGAGTCAAACATAGCGTTATGGGCAAGAGCAAAAGAATTACTCCAGTCGTAGTGAGACAAGAAATCCAATATTTCTTCGTGAGAACCGCTAAACCATTTCGCTTCACCATCATTCTCCTTTACTGATACTCCGATTGTTTGAAATAAATCTGACCGCACATACTCCTCAGTCGTGGACTTGGTCAGGCTAAAGTCACGGCTATAATACGTTTCGAAATCTAGGGTAATTATGTTCATAAAGTCTGTGTTACTCCAGCAATAGGGGTCTGCCCTAAAGCCGCAGCCCTACGGTTTTTTGTAAACATATTCCCCAACTTTTTTACGTTGCTTTTTTCTGTTGGGTCAATAAGTTCCTCCATTACCTTCTCGGTAAAGCGTTGTTGCATCAGAGCATTTACCCCTGCATCAAGGGCTTCGCAGTCTTCTTTATTTAAAAACATTTTGTGGGATTGTATTAAAGCGTTCCACTTCCCTTCCGTAAACTCCTCAGGGTTGGTCTTCATGCGTTCAAGCAATAGTGCTACGCCGTCGTTCATTTTGTGTCCTTTCTTGGAACTGGTCAGGCGTCGCTTTTTAGCAACGTCCGTCATCATCTAGTGGGTCAAAATAAGATTCAAAAAAGCTAATGTTTTCTTCATTAGCAACAAAGGCATGACCCCCCGCAGTCATTATGTTTTTAAGTTCTCGTTGTTGTAATGCAGTCGGCTTATTGTCGCCAGCTTTACATTCGATAGCGACGAACTGTCCACGAAAACACGCTATAATATCAGGCACGCCTGACCTACCATAGCCATGCGTAGCTGGAAAGAAGTAATATACACCATGCTT